TTACTGAGATTCCGGCGCATAGTAGTAATAAACTTTCAGCTCATCTTTTGAGCGATCATATATAATCTTTTCTATCACGCTCTTTAGGATTTCATTTTTGGTTACGGAGTCCACAGAGTCAGATTCTATGATTTCATATACATTTCTTACTTTTTCCAACATAGCGATTTTAGAAGTATCAATAGTAGGTTCTGCTGGTTTTATGTCTGCAAGCTGCTTTTCCAGCATCTCTTTTTCTTCCTGAACCATGCGCTTATTTTCTTTATATTCATCAAGTGTATCTACTCCATTACGGTACGCTTCTCTGATGCGGTCAAATTTTTCCACATTCTTTCTTAACTGCTCCGTAATAATGACGTTTAGATCCACAGAAGTTTCCTGCACCGGTTCAACGTGCCTGTAGATGATGTTGCCAGTGTCCAGAACTTCTTTTATGGATGCAAGTACCGCCGGTTCCAGCTTCAAGGAGCTTACAGATGTCTTGGCAAGGCATTTTCCTTTTGAGTACCCATAGCATGTAAAATAGCAGTATGATTTTTGGTTATTTACTGTTTTGGCAATCATGGTTCTTCCGCATACAGGGCACTTCATAAGACCTGAAAGCCAATGTTTGTATGTAGAGGAAGGTCTGGTGCCGGATGGTTTGTATTCGCTTTTGTAACGGATCTGCGCTTTGTCAAATAATTCTTTAGATATAATAGCAGGTTGCTGACCATCAGAGACAATCCATTCTGATTCCGGTCGGATTTCGTTTGTTTCGCTTACGGTACGGTTCCATCGGATCATACCGCAGTAAGTTGGGTTCTGTAAGATGTATTCAATAGATCTGCGTTCAAACGGTTTGTTGTGAGATGTTTTAAACCCACACAAATTTAGATAGCGTGCTATGTCGAATATTCCGGTATGTTCATTTACATATTTATCAAATATGATTTTAATTATTTCAGCTTCTTCCGGCACAATAACAGGAGGTTTTCCGCGCTCTTGGATTTTATATCCAAGCGGAGGACGCGCCTGATAGCCGCCGCGTTTTGCCTTTTCTGTCATACCTCGTGTCACTTCGCCGGAAAGACGGACAGAATAGTACTCGTCCATCCATTCAATGATGCGCTCGATCAAAGAGCCGAACGGACCGTCTACAAGCGGCTCGGAAACGCTCAAGACTTCTACGTTGTGCTTCTTCTTTAAAAGAGATTTATAAACAATAGACTCTTCCTGATTTCTTGCAAATCGACTGAATTTCCACACGATGATACAATCTACAGGATGTTTGTCTGATTTGGCAAGAGCGATCATCTTTTGAAACTCCGGACGCTTGTCAGCTTTCCGACCGGAAATACCGAGCTCATAAAAGATTTGCAGGACAATCATATCGTTCTTTTTAGCAAAGTCTTTCAACAGTTTTGCCTGCGAATCAGGAGAGAGTTCTTCTTGGCCGGATGTGGATACCCTAACATAACCATAACAATATTTAGTTTTCATGACATCACCTCGGTTGATTCATTCTATTCCTGACAGAGCAGGAAAATGAGTATAAAAATAACAGCTATCAAGAAACAAATGTTCTGATTGCGATAGCTGACCGAAGATGATACAATATTTTTGAGTTGGGGTATCATTCTTCGGAATGTTACTTGAGCCGTTCCTGTTGGCGCAGGAGCGGTTCTTGACTTTTTAGGTACATTTGCTATAATGTACTTAACAAGACAGCCGATAGGTAGGTGCAAGCTACCCGATCCGGCGAATATAACTGTTTACAAAGTAAGCCGTCCTATCCGACCAAGATACAGGGCGGCTTACTTATGCTTCAAATTCAGAATTGCAACTACAAGCAGAGCAAATGTAAGTAAAATCTGCATTTCTTCATATGTACTCATAAGTATTTCCCCTTTCCACAAGACTGGATCGGGAACCAGCACGCCCCTCGGCTGTCTGGGTAAATACATTATTTAGTTGTTCCCCTGCCACTGTGGGGCAGGAGACGTTAGTTATTTCCGTCCTGGTGTTGGCGCACCGGGGCGGTTTTTTATTTACTTTGATGTTTCATTTTTTGGCTGATGCGATATTGCTCGGCATCAGCCACATCGATGAACTCTACTGTTTTGTCAAAATTCTTTTTAACAACCTCTTTTATTTCGTCTAATGTAACATTGAAGAACTCTCGTCTTGTATTAACCATGTTAAGCTTTCTATCCTCAAACGCTTTATGTAACGCAGCTTCGAGAGCTGGCGCATCATCAGAGAATATCATAGCATGTACATCAAAGTTGAATGGCACGGATGCGTCACCAAGTTCATCAACTCGGTCTTGTGGATCAAGACGGCGCGTCATACCTATTTTGTATACATTCTCGCCAAAAGCGCCGATGTTTGAAATTATATATACATATCCAGCGCGCTGGTTTGCTTCTCTGTAATCAATATCTTTCATAGCTTTATCTATATCCTGAAGCTGAGTTTCGAGTTCGGATTTCTTCTGAATTAAATCAGCGTCGTCAGGTGAGGATTCTAATTGTTTTAACAATTTTTCATAGGCCGTTTGATAGTGTGTCTGTTCTTTCTCTATTTTCTTTCGTTGAGCTTCGATTTCTTTTTGAAGTTTTGCAGCTTCCCGCATTTCGGCGCGAGCGGCTTTCTGAGCTTCCTTTTCTTCCTGTTTCTTTTGCTGGTACTCAAACGCTAGTTTCAGCTCTTCAATCTTCAAATTCAGATACGGGCGATTTATGGATATTCCCATTATTGTACCAAGTTTGGAAATGGTTTCCGCAGATTTATTTATCCGGTTTAAAGAAGCATCAAAGTTAGTATATTTTACTTTCCCGACAACTTCATCACATTCATTGTTAAACGCTCGTAATAATAATTTTTGTGTGTCGGAAACCATTTTCTTTCCTTTCGAAGCACTACCATTAACCTGCCATGAAGTAAAGCCAGATACAGCAGTTTTATTCTTTATCATCGCTTTTTGCTTTGCCCTTATTTCGGATAGCTTTTCTTTATACTCCAGTGCATTTGCGAAATCATAATGCGGTTTATATAGTCCGAATTCCTGAACCAATATCTCTTCATCCACGGAAACAAGTTCTGTTTTCCTGTCAGAGATATGTCTTTCAATGTCTTCAAGTTGTGCATTTTTGGAGATTATAGTGTTATCACAATCTGAAATTGTCTGGTTGCGTTGCTGGATAATAGAGTCTAAATCTCTGATTTTGTTTTGTAAAGCAAAAGCATTTTGCATTTCCGGGGTTAATAATGATTGTAAATCTTCATATTTTTGTTGCAGCGTCTCCAACTCAGATTTATACTGTTTTCCTTTAAATATATCTGTGAATCCCATAAGTTTCCCTTTCTTCTCTTGTATTTGTTCCGAGAAAACACCACATTAATTAAAATCTTTCAGCCGTAATTCTATTAGCTTCTTATTGTACCCGAATAGCCGTGAGAACTGTGTTGTAGAAAAATCTAAATGCTCCTCTATATCTGCATCGGAAAGCAATAGATTCATCGCAAATCGATCTGCCTCTATTTCGTACTTAGTAGTATTGAGTTGCGTCCGAGAGTCCATGAAGATTGCATTCGCTTTCTTGTGCAAGAACATGTGACCCAGCTCATGCCCACAAACAAACAGTTTCTCTTTGTCGGATAATGTTTCATCAATATAGATGATATTGTTACGCTGAAAGTACTGATAAAATCCTTTTACCCCGTGTAAGGGATAAAAGACAACTATTACATTGAAATGCTCGATTATCTCAAAGGGATTCCGTGATTTGTACTTTCTGACCAGAGAATCCACCAGCCGTTTAATATTCATAACATCAATCCTTTTTATACTTTTTCGGAGTGTATTTCTCCTTGTTCTTTTTCTTTGCCATCTCCATGCCGATTTGCATGGCTGACAGGATGGACTCGATCGCCTCCGGGGATGCCGGATCACCGTCAAACATGAGTCCATCCTGCTTGAGCAGTTGCTCGGTGTTGGCAAGAATCTCTTTTATGTCTTTTTCGTCTTTAGGTTTCAGTTTTGGCTCTTTTTCAGTTTCCTCCTTTCCTGTCATAAGGTAGTCGACAGTTACTCCAAAATACTCAGCAATCTTCTGAAGGGTAGGCACAGATGGAGTATTCCTTCCGTTCTTCCAATTACTTAACGCTGTTTGTGTCACCCCTGCTTCTTTAGCTACCTTGTATGCACTAATGCCGTATTTTTGTAAAAGTTGCTCAAATATTTCATACATTTTTTGTGTTCCTTTCACGAAAATAGCATACTTTCGTAAAAGTAAGTAAAAATGCTTGACTAATAACGAATGCTGATGTAGTATTTAGTTACGCAAACGAAAGTAAGCGTCTTACGAACTTACGATATGTGATGTACTTTCGAATAATGTTTAATTGGTTTTGCAATTGGAAGTATATCACATATTGAAAGTAAATTCAATAACGCTAATTAAGGAAGGTGGTGCAAAAGTGTACGAAAAATTTGCTGAATTATTGGATAAAACCAACAAAACAGCGTATCAGGTATCGAAAGATACAGGAATTGGTCAAAACATTTTTTCAAATTGGAAGGCGGGCAGGAGCAATCCAAAAGCTGACAAGTTAAAAATCCTCGCCGACTACTTCGGAGTATCTATTGAGTACTTCCTAGAGTAGTGTAACAGGAAAGGTGTTCGATAAACATGACTTTGAAGCAGAAGAGGAGGTGAAGGTAATAATGAGAATAAAAATAATTTTTCACATAACAAGGATGGACGATGTTAGTGATGTTTTGAAGAAAGCAGAAGAATTAAAGAAAGAGAACCCCCATACAGAAATTAGTATAGAGGTTCTAATATAGAAAGATTATTTCTTTCTGATTTCGATGGCTTTTAACCCAGTTGTAGAAATTGTGTAACTTGTACTAGAACTATACAGGTAAATCTCTGAGTGAATCCTAAAATGCTGAGATGCAATTTCATCGCCCGAATATGTTCTTATTCCGGATGAAGTAGGAATTTCGATTTTATCTACATTCGTGCACAAGTGATCATTTCCATCGAAATATGAAAAATAAACATCATACATATAGTATCTCTCCTTTTCATAATACTCGGCATGGCAGTGCCTGTATTAACAGTATAGGAGAGGTGGAGGAGAATAGCAAGTAGCATGCAGATCAGCTGTCAATAAAACGGACAGAAGAGAAAGGAGAGTGATTAAGTTGGCTATGGAGATGCTTGATAGAGAATTCCGAGAAGACCAGAGCGCGATATTAAGCAATGAGATTTCGCGGTGTATGATTCAGAACAATATGACATTGGAGAATCTGGACGAGGCGTGCGAGATTGTACGTGAGGTGTTTAGAAAGAACGCCACAATGAAAGGCTGACGAAAAGCCAGCCCCATTATTATCCCTTGTGGCATTCACGGCAACAATGATAACATCCGTCAAACTTTTTATCGGGATAAGCAATCTGCGCAGCAATTATAGCTGCCTGACAAGAACTGTATCTTCCAATATACTGTCTGTTAAGTTCGGATGGAAGATAATAGCAGTTTTCTGTATGTACTTCATAATTGCCGTTAATATCTGGATAGATATAAAAATAGTAATTTTGCATCATGATGGAACTCCTTTCGTAGTACTCGGACATGCCAGTGTCCTGTATTTACAGTATAGGGGATTTCATTGGACAACGCAACAAGTACAAACAGTGTTTCATAAGCTTTAGAGAGGTGGTGTAAATGATCATAAAAAGCATTGTAGTAATTGACGGAAAAGAAGTAGAGGTTAAGGAACTGGAAGATAAAGAGGCATTTGCAGAAAGTGTTAACCAAAGGGTTCTTTTTGACAGAAACTACATAATAGAGAAAACCGCGTAAGCGGTAGAAAGGAAGGACAAGCATGGAAGAGATTAAATTACCGACAGTGCCGGAGCTGGAGCTGATCCCAATCGAGCGGAGAAATTTTCCGGAAGAGGATCACAAGCAGGAGAAAATTCAGCACAAAAGAAAAGAAAGAGACAGCGCTGCAAGAGGTCTGATCGCAGTAACGGTTGCCAGCATGATGTTAAACGCGGTGATGGCTATGATCATTTACATCTTGCAGGCAGGATCAATCTAAGGAGGTGAACAAAGAAATGGATGTAAAGGTAAAGAAAGATGCCGAAGAAGAAATGAACTGCATCTTAGATCTACTTGAAGAATGGTGTCTGAAATACGATCAGGATTATGCAAACGCGGTTGTACTTGTAAAACATGATCAGATCACATCGTGGGGAAGTATAGGCAATCACGAAGATTTTGACGTTTACAGAACAAAAGAGCGCCCATAAATGAGGCGGCAACCTCTAGGACGCATAGTTAAAAAATCATTTTTATTATAACAGAAAGGGTGAAGAAAGTGAAGAAATTTGAATTAACAAATGAATTTATTACAAATATGTTCGGGACAAAGCTGTTCCGCATCCGTGCCCTTGTTGAGTTCGGCGATGTGGAAGCCGGAGAACTTGGCGGGTATGTGGAGAAGGAATCAAACCTTGGTCATGACGACAATGCGTGGGTGTACGGCAATGCGCGGGTGTACGGAGATGCGCTGGTGTACGACAATGCGCGGGTGTACGACAATGCGTGGGTGTACGGAGATGCACAGGTTTCCGGCGATGCGCTGGTGTACGACAATGCGTGGGTGTACGGAGATGCACAGGTTTCCGGCGATGCGCTG